AACTTCTGAGAAAAATGGAATTATAGACTTTATGAGAATTCTAAGAGAGATGCCATCCTTTGACATAATTGAATTTGGTGTTGATGATATTGTTCGTTCTGGTATCGTGAAGGAATACATTATGGCAAAGATTGGATTGAATTTGTAATGTCAAATAAAAAAATTTACTATGCCAATGTTTGCGATACCAATCCTGAGATAATCAGACAATCCAAGTTGGAGGACAACGCATATGTTTACATGCGTTGTCCTGTAGTAAATCATAGAATGAACAGAACTTTTGTTGTAACTTCTGGAATTGATTTTTATCTAGAATATGCAAAAGAAAATCATACAATGTTTTCTAGTCATCCAAATTTTGTTCGTTTTCATGAAGAAAATTTGATAAGTTTAAATCCAATATCTCAACTTTTTTTCTCTAGATTTTTATTTTGGACGAATGAAAAAAACGTATGGATGGAATTCTTTGATCATCCCATGACATCTCTAAAAAATAATTTTGTAGTTATTGGTGGATGGTTTAATTTGTCAAACTGGCCAAGAAATACAAACATTGCAATAAAAATTATTGATAAACATAGACCAGTGATTATTGAAAAGGGAGATCCTCTTTTTAGAATTTCTTTTCATTCAGAAAACTTTAACAACGGTATAATTTTGGAAAAAGAAACAAACGAAAACAAAATAAAAAAAATATTTTCTCAACATAAAGATTTAAAAGAGGATACTCTAGAGAAAAAAAATCTTTTACACAAATTATTTGGAAAAACAGAAGTTAAAAAATGTCCATTTAGATTTTTGTACCGATGACATTTTCCCATTGCAATTTTCTAGGTGAACTGGAACTACAAAAGAAAGAACAAAATGGCACCCGTTTTTATCTACTTCCAAGTGGACAATGGGTGCCTTCCATTACTACTGTCACTGGATTTTTTAAGAAGGAAAAAATTCTAGAATGGCGTAAAAGAGTTGGTGAAGAAAAAGCAAATCAGATTAGCAGAAAAGCAGCTGCAAGAGGAACTGATTTTCACCAAGTTTGTCAGGATTATCTTGAGAATAAAGAATTAAACTGGGATGATTACAAACCCCTAACAAAGTTTATGTTCTTTCACGCAAAACCTTATCTTGATAAGATAAATAATATACACGCAATTGAAAGAACTCTTTACTCCGAATACTTTGGAGTTGCTGGTAGAGTAGATTGTATTGCTGAGTACGAGGGTGAACTAGCAGTCATTGACTTCAAAACATCTGACGAAATCAAACCAGAACAATGGATTGAAAACTATTTCGTTCAAGAAATGTTTTATGCTGCTGCTTATTATGAATTAACAGAGATGCCCCCAGTTAAATTAATCACTATTATGGTTACTCCAAATGGTGATGTGAAAATATTTGACAAAAGAAACAAAGGGGATTATATTAAGTTATTAGTAAGATACATTAAAAAATTTGTAGCAAACAATTCTTATGAAAGATCAAGTAAGTAAAGCGTTAGAGGAGAAATTTTTGTGTTCTGATAAATTTTCTCAAAAAATTGAAACGATTGTCAAAGAATGTAGTGTATCTTATATTGATGCTATTATTCAGTTTTGTGAGGAGAATGGTGTTGAGATTGAAACTATTCCTAAATTAATATCAAAACCTTTGAAAGAGAAGTTAAAGTTTGAAGCTACGCAACTTAACTTCCTGAAGAAGACGAGTAAAGCAATGTTGAAGTTTTAATGACCCCTTTTGATTGCTATAAAACATATCTTGCATTTAAAAATCATTTTACAAAAGAGTCTTACGATTACCACAAATACTGTGGAAAATCTAAAGTCACTTTAGATTCTTTTTATAAACGCAAAGACCGTTACTTTTTTGAGAAGACATCCAGACAAAGAAGTGACAAGGAAGTAGAGAACTTTTTTATTGCTAATTTTGCCTTATGTGACGATCCACAATCATTATGGATCGGTGAAATTATTCGAAACGGAAATACAAATTATTTGGAATGGCAAAAAAGAGTTCAAGGATTAAAATATATTTTTAAACAAGAAACAGAATCTTTGTTTTCTGATGAAAAGTTAGAAACAGTATTTGATTGCTCAAAAGGTCATCCAATTTTACTTAAAAAGTTTTTGGGTAAAAGTATATCAATTGAGACATTAGTAATCTATGACAATATCTTTTTTTACTGTAAAAAGTTTGATAAAAAACTTTTAGATCCAGTATGGAAAACCGTAAGTTTAAGAATTAAAAAATACAAACCATTCATAAATATTGATGTCTTTGAGTATAAGAGAATTGTGAAAGAAATTGTTTTGGAAAACTCATGAGTTTTTTTAATTCCGACATTGTTCAAGAAGAAGTTCGTAAACTTTCAGAATTACAAAAGGAAGTTTATACTAATATGTTCAACTTTGTTTCTATGAACAGAGAGGATAAATTGAAGCATTTAGAAATTCTTGAGGAACTGATTGAAACTCAGAAGTTACTGTACACTCGGTTGAGTTTGTCCGACGATCCTGAAGCACAGGAGTTAAAACAACACATTATTGATCACGCTGTTTCTATGGGAATGCCTCCCAATATTGATTTAAATACTATTTTAAATAGTATGAAAACTCTTTTAAAAGACACAAAAAAACAGGTTGACAAAAGTTGACCTACACACTAAAATACAAAAGTAATCCAACCAAATACAACTAATACGGAGAATACAAATGTCCTTTTCAGACCTTAAAAAACAATCTAAACTTGGTTCGCTAACTGCTAAACTTGTAAAGGAAGTAGAAAAAATTAGTTTAGGTGAATCAACTGTAGATGAACGATTTTGGAAACCTGAAGTAGATAAAGTTGGTAACGGTTTCGCAACGATCCGTTTCCTGCCTGCTCCTGAGGGTGAAGAACTACCTTGGTCTAAAGTGTGGAGTCACGCTTTCCAAGGTCCTGGTGGATGGTATATTGAAAACAGTCTTACGACTTTGAACCAAAAGGATCCTGTATCCGATTATAACAGGGAACTTTGGAACAGTGGTAATGATAAAGATAAAGAAACTGTGCGTAAGCAGAAGCGTAAACTGTCCTACTACGCAAACATCTATGTTGTAAAGGATCCTGCCAATCCTCAGAATGAAGGTCGTGTTTTCCTTTATAAGTTTGGTAAGAAGATCTTTGACAAGATTATGGGTGCGATGCAACCTGAGTTTGAAGATGAAGAAGCAATCAATCCCTTTGACTTCTGGCAAGGTGCCAACTTCAAACTGAAGATTGTGAAGAAGGATGGTTACTGGAATTATGACAAGTCTGAGTTTGATCGTCCTTCTCCTCTGCTGAGTGATGACGATGCCCTTGAAGGACTCTGGAAAAAAGAATACTCTCTTACTCAGTTCCTTGCTGCTGATCAGTTCAAGACTTACGATGAACTTGAGAAGCGTCTTAACTATGTTCTGAATACCAAACCTCAACAACATCGCATTGATGAGGAAGTTGATGACGAAGACAATGATCGTGGGTCTTATACTCCAGACTTCTCTTCACGTCGTCCTGAACCAGAACTTCCTTCAGTGGAATCTTCCGTTCGTCGTCCTTCAAACGATGAAGATGAAGACGATGCTCTGAGTTACTTTCAACGTCTTGCTGAAGATTGATTAAATACCAGTAAGATTGATGTTGTCAGTTTTTTTCAAATTACTTGAAATATAATCTGACGACTGTCTATAAGTGGATATATCTTCAAGGTCATTGATTGCACCTTGAAGATATATCTCTCTTAGTATAAAAATATTTCTTTTATTGTCATTGACTTCCTCTTCATAATCAAGGAAAGATACAGGTGTTGAAATATCAGCACCTGCTTTTTGCACCATAACACCTAGATTTTCATCATAGTATTCAAGTGCTGCTTGTCCTGCTACTGCTAGTTGATTATAAAATGTGGTGTCAACAATAATTCCAGCACTCTGAATAATCTGATCTGTGGAATTTCTTATTTCTAAAGTTTTATAGTGCTTGACTTGATAGAACTGCTCTTCAGAACCATATTTTTGAATAAGAAAATCATAGAATGCTTGTTGACTGAGAGGCCATTCATTGTGAACATCAAGAATATTATTTGTTAAAAGTACAACCCAATCATAAAGTGGTGATCCATAAAATTTTTCAGACACTTGATCTGGTCTTTCATCACCTATAATTGAATACTTGGTGAAGAAAGAAGCATTTTGGAAAATATCAGCACGAATTTTTCCTCTACGAAAAAAATTCTTTGCTGTAACAGTATTTAAACTTGAGTTATTATCAACAAGTTTGGTGCGATATTCTAGATTTGGGAGTGTCTTAAAATACATTTTAGTAACCTATGAACTTGTCGGTGTCTTTGTCTAATTCACTGTAATCAGTATCAAAAATAGGTTCAAGTTCTGCAAACGTTAATGTCATATCGTAACTCACCATAGAACCATCTCCATACGTCATATAAGAACCGTCTGGCATATAATTTACAGATACATTTTGTAAAGCACAGACTTTTAAAACCGGAAGGTATGGGTGTCTTACCGCAGTAACTCCTCTATCAAAACTTCCATCTTCGTTTTGTTGTGGTGGAACATATTTAAACTCCAATTCAAAAACATTGGGAGCAGCAAGAAATAAACCACCAACAGCGCGTTTTACTGCCATTCCTTGCTTTAAAGTTCTAATTATTTTTCTCACACTCGTTGCTTCTTTTTCACTTCTAGGTGTCATTTTAAAACTGAAACTAAATGTTCTTAGACCAGGACCAAGAAAAAGAAGTTCTTGGTTTGGGTTTATGACAGCACCAGTTGATCTTGATAGAAGTTCTTTTGGATTTTGCCTAAGTATATTGGAAATAATGGAATTTAAAGCAACTGTTTTAATTCCATCTGCATTTCCTTTTACTGCATTAGCAGCCGTAGATCCTTCTCTTCCTATTTGATTTAAAATATCTCCACCAGAGGTCATTAGTCTAGTAAAAGCTCCTACCCCATAAGCCTCAAATGGATTTAGATCTCCATTACCCCAAGTGGCAAGATTTCCATCTAATAAATTTGAAGGTATTGGAAGATCTATGGTTGCTAGGGTAACTTTTTTTTCATTATTTTTGCCAAATCTTTCACTTGGTCTTAATCCTCCTAGACCACCAAGGGATACAGTTCCGGATTCACCTGCTGGAGCTCCAGCAACTGGCCCTATACTGAGATTAGTGTCAGGAACATAACGTATCATCGTTATTGTCAGATAATCATTTCCCTCATATTTTTCTGGATACTTTAATAATTCACTATTATACTTAGTGCGCGCTTGTATTGCTGAAGATATTTTATCAATAAGGGCTTTTTGTTCTTCTGGAGTAGTAGAGGGAGTGCTGCCATCTGTACGAGACCCAGCAGGTGGATTAGTTCCTCCAGATGGTGGTGCGTATGGACTTGGTTCTGTTATTTTTTTGGTGATAATAATTTCAGTTCTTGCTTTTAACTTATTTGATATGGTAGATTTTATTAATTCTGTGGTTGATGCATTATAGTCAGTTCCACCTTGAGTAGGAATAAAATTTGCTACTTCTTGAATATTATTGAATTGCCTAAAAACTCTTTGGGGATCGTTAGCTGGGAGAGATGTATTAATTTGAGCATATGTAACCTTTCCATTTGTGTCAATAGCATAATAAAGATCTGCTACTCCAGTTATGGTGCTGCGAACTTCTAATGGCAAATAACCATCTGGAGTTTGAGGTGTTATGGTTGTTAATCTTGCGTCCGCAATAGTTCCGTAATTTGAAATGGGCGGATTTTTAGATAATGACCATTTTGTTGGCTTGGTAGGTGCCATTACTTTATTTTTTTAAGTATTTATTCTGAACTTTTGATAGTTCAATGCTAATAGAGTATTTAGTTCTTCTTTATTGACTTTGTGTAAATTACCAACTAACTCTAACCAAGTATAGTTGTGTGGAGATTTCCAGTGAAAGTTGTATCCCCTAAATCCCCAACGAAATATATCTGATACTGCCACTAAAGGATATTGATCATATTCAATCTCTGGTGTTTTGGGTGAATAGACAAAGGTATACAAACTACCAATGTCTGGAACAACATCAACTTCTTTTAAAATGTCCAAAATCTCCAGCATTCTATCATCTGGATTTCCATATGATTTAATTCTTGATGCAGCATCTGGAGATATTCTGTTCATAATGACAGTTCTTTTTCTGTGATGATTTTAAATTCCATCATATGGTCTTTGCAAAACTCTTGTGCTGCCTTCCACTTGGCTTGATTTTTTGCGTAAGTTAATGTTTCATTTAAAAGTGTTTTTTTTCTTTTATATTTTGTGGAAATGGGTTCTTTAGTTTCTCTCAAAGGTTTGATTTCTACAACTGCTTTTTTAATTTCTCCCTTTGATGAAATGTATTTCACATAAAAATCAGGAAAATATCTTCTGACCTTTTTTGTCGTTGGATCAAAATATGGTATAAAAAATTCTTCAGAACTATATTCTAAAATATTGTTGTTAGTATCACACCATTTCATAAATTTAAGTTCCCAACTACTTCTATAAATGATATTTTTAACATCACCTTGATATTTTTGTGGGTTTTGTGGGTGAAATCTTCCTTGATAATATTTTGCATCACGAGGCATTTTTCCACCCTCTATGTGATTTATTTCTTCCAGAAACTACTTGTTGCAAACATCCAATACTTAAATCATTGTCTTTAGCAAACTTAGTTAAATTTTTTATTTTTATAGTTTCTCCATATGGAGAAATTAATTGGTATTCTTTACTATTTTTTTCTGATAATTTTTTCTTAGTGCTTTCTAAACAGGGTTTTCCTTTGTGTGGACTTTCATTATTTCTAAACCATTCTTTTCTTTTTTCACTTTGTTTTCTTTTTGTCTCTTCTGAGTGATTTTTTCCCCACATAGGATTAAGTTTTCCGGTTCTTGAACTACCATACATTCCATTTTTTTCTTTTGGATTGGATCTTGTCATCCTAAAATTTTTGTCTTTGTATAATTTCAAAATTATTTTTTTTAGTTTTTCTTTGGTTTCTTTAGTGTGTTTTTTTCCATAAAAAGGATTTAGTTCACCTTCGTGAGAAGATTTACCTTCAAAAAAAATTTCAATAATTTCTGCAGACCCATTAATATTAAAATTTTTGCAAAGATTACTTGTATCAAACTCTACTCTTCTCATTTTATGAATTAAACATTACTTATTAATATTTATTAAAATAACTCATCTACATAGTATATAATCACTAAAAAATATTTATTTCCGATGGCAGGGAATGTAGCTCTAAGGCACTACAGAACATCTGATTTAATCAGTAAGTTTGGACGCCTTGCTCAAACGTCTCAATATTATGTAAGAATTGCTCCAGACTCTATTAGAACAGGAGCAAAAAGTGGATTTAAGTTTGATGGATCTTTTGTTGGAGAAGATCTTGGAATGTATTGTAGTGAAGCATCTCTTCCAGGAAATTCTTTTGCTACAACAGAGATGACAACAGATTTTCCTGGTGTGTCTCAGAAGTTTCCTTATAGAAAAATTTATAATGACCTCCAACTTACATTTTATGTTGACTCAAGTTATGATGTAATTAAATTTTTTGAAGATTGGATGAGCCATATTGCAAGCCCATTTGGATCTGGAAAAGCAATTAATGAAGAAGGTGATGCATCCTTTAGATTTAATTACCCAAATAATTATAAGTGCAATATTTTTGTAGCAAAATTCAATAAAGATAATGAATTAAAAAATAAAATAGCATACAGATTTGTCAATGCTTTTCCAATTGATATTACATCAATGCCAGTTTCTTATGACTCATCGGATGTTTTAAGATGTTCAGTTTCTTTTTCTTATGATAGATACATTTTTGACAGGACGGGGAGACTT